CTTCAGTAAATCTGAAAGCATAATCTAAAACTGAGTTTAAGTAGTCCTTTATTTCTATCTTGAGTTCAACTGCATCATCAAAACCCAATAGCGCTACTGGCGGATTTGATGTGATAGGAATGTAGTGGCCGTTAACGATATCTTGCGATATGATATTGAAAAGTAGTGAGATAGCTTTTGCTTCTAAATTTTCGTCTGAAGAGTTTTCCAGATTGGATCGGAGATATTTGAACCGATTTTCCAGTATTGCTTCTATGTACTCTTTTGAAAAACTATCTTGATAAAGGTAACTCAATGCTGAAATTAGTCTCGGTGTAGTTTCGGCTACTATAATCGGATCATTTTGCACCAAGAAAAACAGCGTTGCAGCAATAGCGGCATCACATTTTGATATATCGTTGGCGTTGATTAAACTGTATCGGTTTTTGTCCTCTTCGTCAATAGAAAAGATAGCGATAGCTGTAACTACTCCGTCCAGTGTGAACGGTTCTTTTGTTTGCATTGTGTGCTTTAATGTGCGAATGAATATGTCCTGGTTATCGTCAGAATAATTCATGCATTTTCCCTCTTTCTTTTTCCACATAATATTTATATCGCCATGCGGTGGTATATACAAATTTTACCGTTCGATTTCCGGTTGATTATGCGATTCCACATTCAAAGTAAAATTCAAGTGCCTTGTGGATGAATTCTTCCGTCACATTGAAGTGCTCGGCCAACTCGTAAGGCTCCAGCCCCTGGCGCAGTTGTGCCTCCAACTCGGCCTTGGGGATCAACTTCTTTACCGCCCACTTATCTGCCCGGCGTTCGTGCTTACTGCGCCGGTCAAGCGGAGCATATAGGTTGTAGAACGACCCGGTTATGCAGTGCCCGGCTTCGTGGGCCAGGCGGCAGCGGGCCTCTGCGGTGCTCTCCAGGCTCTGCTCGTCCAGCGCTATGTAGTAGTCGTTGCCAATGTTGGCAGACGCAGACTTGGCAGCGGGCATACTGCCCAAATATACCTCTATGTTGTTTCGCTCGATCTCATCGAACAGGGACTCAGTTGTTGTCATTCTCTCTCTTTCTCTTATCCTTTATAAACTCAACAAATCCTTTAACTTCGTTCCACATCTCATCGGTGACTTCACCATCACCACCAAATAGTGCCACTTTGGCTATTTCCTCCTGATCGTCAGGAAATGGTGTGGCGCTTTCTTCCCAGCCCATAAGATATGCCGGTGTGGTATGAAGAACCTTAGCGAGTGGTTCAAGTATTTCAGTAGGGAATTTCTTTATATCATTATTTTCATACCTGTATATGGTAGCGGGCGATACGCCCAGTTTTTCAGCTACAGTTTCAGCGGAAAGGCCAAGCTCTTTTCTGCGTGCCTTTATTCTGTCGTGAATTTCCATTTCATTCACCTCATACATACCTTTCATATACCTTTCACACTCATTATATCAGCATTTTGCAAAAATGCAATAATATTTTTGCAAAAATGCAAAAAAGTGTTGACAACTCGCGTTTTTGCGAGTATAATCAAAATCAAGGAGGTGATCACATGGTTAACATTCAGCTACTCGAACAGGAAATGAAGCGTAAGAATGTATCTAACGCCGATATTGCGGCGGCTCTTAATATTGATATAAGCACCTGGAGCCGCAAGAAAGCAAGGCCTATGGGTATCAAGATAGGTGAGGTAGAGCAGATTTCTGCATTGTTAAAGCTTTCAAAAAATAAGGCGAAGTCTATTTTTTTGCCGTCAGACTCGCAAAAATGCGAGTAACTGATAAGAGCCAGCCTTTAGATAAGCAGCAGGCAGCGGGGAAATATTTTTTCATTTCTCTTTCTTTCTTTTTTCTTTTCTTTTTGGATTTCCCGCACGCCCGCCCCACCCAACATCACATTTATCGCAGCGGGCGGTCTGCTGCTGATTTAAGGGCTGGCAAATAAAAAGGACCGACTGCGGGCACAGTCGGTCAAAGGAGTTGATAAGCTTAATATAATGAGTAAACACAATTATCAACACCTATAGTATAGGCGTTGAAAGAGAAAAAGTCAAGGCATAGGGACAAACCGGCCTTGCGTAACTTTAATTGAGGTGAACGAAATGAAGAAAGAACTGACCACCGTGATCATGGTTATGGTGGATGGCAAGGTTAAGCCCTTGGAGGACTTGACGGAAGAAGAACACAGCCGCATGCTGGCGGCGATGGCGCACCGGCTTACAGAGAGCATGAGCGACTATTACGCCAAGCACCCGGACGAAGTAAAGGAGTTGGCGAAGATATGAGAGAAAAAGAAGGGTTCCGGGACAACCTGGAACGAATTGACGCGGCGTTCCCCGGGCGGGAAATGCTGAATGTCAGCGAGGTGTCTCGCTTTACCGGCTTGGACCGTGGCAAAGTGGGTGCTGACTGGCAGGAACACTTTTGCCGTGTGGGAAGAAGTAAGTACATGAGCAAGGTGACCCTTGCCCGGCTGCTGAGTTAGGAGGACGGTATGACGAAACGAGAAAAGGCGGGCGCAATCCTGGTGGTCACCGGCTTTCTGCTGGTGCTGTTTGGCTGCTGCCTGGTGGCGGACAACCCCTATTGGTGGGTGTCCATGGCTGTAAGCGGTGCCGGATGTGGTCTGATCGCCCTGGCAGTGTTCGTACTGCCCAAGGACGAGGACGAACTCCGACAGGACAAGCAGCTGGTGGTTGAAGATGATAAGGATAGAGTGGTGCTGCTGGCGCCGCTGACAGATTTTGAATTGGCGTATTTGCACGCAATTCAACTTGGAAAGGATGATGAAAATGAGTAATGAATATATGGACTTGGTGATCATGGCCAACGGCAAGGTGTGCCGTGCTCCTGGGTTCAGCGCAATACGGTCCGGTTACAGAGTGGCCGTGCATGGCTATATATACGATGTGTTGGAGGCTGTGTCTGTACCTGTGAGCGAGGCTCTGCTGACGCTGCCTAAGGCGCAGGGGTTTGTTCGCCAGCTGGATTATGGCGAAGACAAGCAGAAGGAGAATGCTGATGTATGACAAGGAGGCGGGCGTGATCGCCTGTGACAGCTGCGACATTGCCATTGAGGGTTATGGGTTCTCCATCGGTGCGGGCAACGATGAGCCCAGCGGCAGCTACTGCTGGGAATGTGCTTGCGAGAAGTTGGAGCAGCTGCTGGACGAGAGCGACAAGGAAGCGACCATTGTGCGGCGCAGCGAAAACTGGCTTCGCAGCTGCTACGACCTGGGGGTGATCTGATGACCAGCGCAGAGATGGACAAGTTTGTGCAGGACTACGGCTTTTGCCCCCAAGACTGCGACCCGGAGGCGCGGGCAGAGGCCCGCACTGTACTGAATATAGACAAAGGAGAACGATATGGCGACACTGTATGAATTGACCGGCCAGGCAGCCCAGCTGATGGAGCTGCTGGAAGCCGGAGAGATTGATGAACAGACGGTCCAGGACACACTGGACAGCATGATGGTGCCGGAGAAGCTGGAGGACTACGGTATGGTGATCCGGCAGCTGACGGCGGATGTGGAGGACTACAAGCGAGAAAAGGACTTCTTCGCTGATAAACAGAGGCGGGCGGACAACGCCATTAAGCGCATGAAGAAGACCCTGGCACAGTACCTGGCTGCCACCCAGCAGGATAAGGTGCAGGCCGGACGGTTCGTACTGACCAGTACCACGAGTAAGTCGGTGGATGTGTTCAATCTGGCAGCTGTGCCGGCAGAATACATGCAGCCCCAGCCGCCCAAGGTGGACAAGGTGTCAATCCGAAAGGCCCTGTTGGCAGGGGAGACGGTAGCCGGTGCGGCGCTGATTGAAACTCCCAGCTGTGTGATCAAGTGAGGTGAATGGAATGGAGTTACAAGCAAAGCTATTAGCCATCCAGTGTGAACTGGTGGCGCCCAAGAACCAGTATAACGCATTCGGTAAGTATCATTACCGCAGTTGTGAGGATATCCTGGAGGCGGTCAAACCGCTGTGTAAGAAGCACGGCGCTGTGCTTACCGTGACAGATACGGTAGAGTGCTGCGGGGATCGAGTGTACATTGTTGCCACGGCTACATTGGCAGACACGGAGAGTGACAAGAGTATTTCCGTGCGTGCCTTTGCCCGGGAGGCTGCCACCAAGAAAGGCATGGACGATGCCCAAGTGACCGGCAGCACTTCCAGCTACGCCCGAAAGTATGCCCTTAACGGCCTGTTCTGCATTGATGATTGCAAGGACCCGGATGTGCCCCAGCAAGGCACCCAAGGCAAGCAGAAAACCCAGGACCCGCAGAAAGAACAGGCACGGCAGCAGGCAGCGGAGAAGATCAGCCCGGACCAGGTGGCTATTCTAAAAGAAAATGCAGAGAATGAGCGGGTCAAAAAGGCTTTGGCCTATTACAAGGTGAGCCGCATTGAAGATCTGACCCGGCAACAAGCTGATAAGATCTTCATGAAGTTAGGTCTATGAAAATCGAATTCAAAAAAGCTGACCTGGTTCCCACTATGGCCAAGGTTGGCGCATTCATTGAGTCCCTGGTGGATAAGGAAGAGTATGTGCTGGAGATCAAACCAAGGGTTAAGCACCGCAGCTTAGACGCCAATAGGTACATGTGGGCATTGATCGGCAAGCTGCAAGCGGAGTTGGCCAAGAATGACCCGCAGATCACCAAGGACGAGATTTACAAGGGCTATGTGCGGCAGTATGGCAAGTCTGTGGACTACCAACTGCCGGACAGCGCCGTGAATGCCATGACGAAATCATGGGGGAGGAACGGCCTGGGCTGGACAGCGGAGAAAGTGGATGATGGCATCTACCCGCGCACCTCGCTGGTGCGGTTCTATTACGGCACCAGCTGCTACGGCACAAAGCGCATGGCTCGGCTCATAGACACCGTGGTGCAGGACTGCAAAGCACTGGACATTGAGACTATGCCGCCAGCGGAGCTGGCGCAGCTGATGTCTGCTTGGGAGGAACGAAAACAGTGAAGAAGAGCATTATTCAGCCGGAAGAGCAGCGGCAGTGCTACCTGTGCGACTCTGTGCGGGCCCTGGAGCGACACCATGTATTTGGGGCATATAACAGACGAAAAAGCGAGAAATACGGCTTGACGGTGCTCCTGTGCCATGATTGCCACAACGAGCCGCCGAGAGGCGTACACCATTGCAAGCAGACGATGGACTATTTACACCGGGTTGGGCAGCAGGCTTTTGAAGCTGCCTACCCGGACAAGGACTTTTTATCTATTTTTGGGAGGAATTATCTATGATTAACAGTGTTGTAATTATGGGTCGACTGACCTACGAACCGGAACTGAAAGCAACGCCCAGCGGTATCTCCGTTGTGCGGTTCCAGGTGGCTGTGGACCGCAACTATCAGAAGGCAGGCGAGGAACGCAAGACGGACTTTATCGACTGCACCGCCTGGCGGCAGACGGCAGAATTTGTGTGCAAATACTTCCATAAAGGCTCTATGATCGCCGTGGAGGGTTCTTTGCAGACAGACAACTATACGGACCAGAACGGCGAGAAACGCAAGAGCGTGCAGCTGGTGGCCAGCCAGGTGTCCTTCTGCGGCTCAAAGGCAGAGAGTGGCGCACAGACTACAGCACCCGCACCGGACGCAGAGTTTGAGCCCATTGATGATGACGACGACCTGCCGTTTTAAGGAGTAGATATGAGCAATCAGGGTTGGGTGAAAGCCTACCGGCAACTGCTGGATTGGGAGTGGTACACCGATGTACCCACATTCAAGCTGTTCTTGCATTTATTGCTTATCGTCAACAGGGAGCCGCAGCAATGGCGAGGCCAAACGCTGAGCAGCGGCTCCGTGGTAACCTCCATCAGCGCATTGGCAAGCGGTAGCGGGCTGTCAGATATGCAAGTGAGAACGGCGCTGAAACACCTTCAAAAAACTGGCGAGATTTCCAAGAATGTAACAAACAAAAATACCGTTATTATCCTGCGTAACTACGCCAAATATCAAGGGTTGGAAAACGATAGGCAACAAACAGATAACAATCAAATAACAAACAAAGAACAAACAGATAACAATCAAATAACAAGCGCTTTCTATAAACAAGAATGCAAGAATGAAAGAATGAGAGAAGGGAGAGAGCGCGCGAGCGCGTGCATGCCCGCAAAATTATATGGCGAGTTTAAGAATGTGCGATTAACCGATGAAGAGCTTGCCAAACTGAAAAAACAATTCCCACTTGACTGGCAGCGACTGATCAAGAACTTGTCCTTCCATATCCACAACACCCACAAGACCTATTACGACCACTTCTCTGTTTTGCAGAAGTGGGGCGCAGAGGACAGGAAGAACAGCGGGGCACTGCAAAGCCCGCCGTCTTACGACCTGGAGCAGATCAAGCGGGACACCATGAACAACACAGACATCAAGTTTTAGGAGGGCCTATGGAACTGAACAAACTGACACCACGGCAGGCGCTGATCTATGACGCACTGATCCCGCCCGGCATGCCGGTGAGGGGCAAAGACCTGGCACGGCGGACGCGCATTAGCGAGCGGGACCTGAGATCAGAGCGTAAGGCCATGCAGGAACAAGGCGTGCCAATCGTCACTGGTGACTTTGGGTATATGCTTGTTGATGAGAACAATCCGGAGCCGCTGCTACGGTACGCCAAGCGGCTGAACGCTCACGGAGATGAAGAGCTGGCCACGGCAGCAATGGCCCAGCAGATTTACGAAAGGCTGGTGACAGCAAGATGATGGTACGATTGACGATACCAGGAGAGCCCCAGGGCAAGGGACGGCACCGGGCTGTGCGCCGAGGTGACCATATCGCTACATATACGCCCAGGAAGACCAAGGACTACGAAGACGAGGTGCGGTTCTGTTATCGGCAGGCATACGGTGACCGGATGGCGTATGCAGTTGATGAGCCAATCAGTGCAACAATCATTGCGGCGTTTGGCATGCCTAAGAGTGCCAGCAAAAAGCGTAAGGTGGAGATGATGGCTGGCAGTGTGCTGCCCACAAAAAAGCCGGACACGGACAACATCGCCAAGATCGTGCTGGACGCATTGAACGGCCTGGCCTACCCGGATGACAAGCAGGTGGTGGAGCTGCAAGTGCTCAAGACCTATGATTTGGATGGCTATGTGGAGGTCGAGCTGCGGAACTGGAGGGCACGGACAGATGGCTGAACAATGTGCATTCTATGTGCGCTGTGATCGCTGCCAGTATGGCCGCAACCTGGGCAGCAATGAATACGGCTGCCGCAAACACCTGGCACCTGACGGTAAGACGATACACAGGGGGCAGTACAGCTGCGAGAACGGGAGAGAGAAAGAACGGACAGACAAAAAGAAAAGGTAGCGATTGAAAGGAGAAAGGCAAATGACGCAAGAAAAATTGAAAGTCGTGCTTGAATTGCATAAGAAATGGCTGAATAATGAAGCTGATGGAGTAAGAGCAGATTTGTATGGAGCCGATTTGTTTGGAGTTGACATGCATGGAGTCGACTTGCGTGAAGCCAACATGCAAGGAGTAGACTTGCGTGGAGCCAACATGCGTGGAGCCGACATGGGCGGGACAATCCTGTGTGGCGCCAACATGCGTGGGACAATCCTGTGTGGCGCAGATATGTATGGAGCCAACATGCGTGGGACGCTCTTGTACGGCGCAGACGTGTATAGAGCCAACATGCGCGGTGTAAAAAACATTCCGTTCATACCCTATGCGTGCCCCGAAAAAGGTGAGTTTGTCGCGTTTAAGAAATGTGGAGAATACATTATTGAACTACTTGTTCCAGCAGACGCAAAGCGCTGTTCTGGTACTACACGGAAGTGCCGAGCAAGCTATGCCAAGGTTCTTTCAATTACGACGATTTTAGGAGAGCCGGCCAAAACAACGAGCGTAATTAACACAAACCATTCACCAAATGTCGTTTATAAAGTTGGAGAGTTGGTATATCCGGATTCTTTTGACGATAACCGATGGAACGAATGTTCGAGCGGCATTCACTTTTTCGTTAACAGACAGGAAGCGGTTGAATATTAAGGAGTGCAAACCGATGTGTACAGGAATGACAAGCTACCACCAGCCGGATGGTTGGATCAGTGTAAAGGACAGGCTGCCAGACACGGATATGAAAGTAATCGTGTATGATACTCTTCTTGGGGTAGCCACGGGATATTATGAAAAGGTGTTCAATAAAGAAGTGCACCGGTGGATTTTAAACAGTGCCGTAACGAGTAACTATGAACCAAAAGTTACTCATTGGCGAGAACTGCCTGATCCGCCGAGGACGGAGGGCGAGATTTGAAGATTAACTCGGTAAAATAAAGAAAGGTGTTATAGAATGAGACCAATTGATGGAATCAAAGATTTGAAAGATATAACAACATTATTATTATATCTTTATATGGAAGAGGGTGAAACTGTTACATATAACAATGGATTGACAGACATGAGAATAAGGATGGACGATAATTTTAATATATGGGGTACAAATCTTAAGTTTCCTGACTTACCTGACATGAATTTTAACGAGCAGATGACGGTTCCATATATGCTTGGTATAATTAACATTCTTAAAAATACAGATCCTGTGGAATTTCCTGGAAGCTTTGAGAGCAGATGGAATGAGATTCATACACAGGTTGGAACTATAATGGCTCTTAATAGAGACAAGTTCAAGCTTCCGAGAGCTAAGAAAGCAGAAGCAAAGTTAAAGGAGAAAAAAGAATGACAAATTACGAACGAATTATAAATAGAAGCATTTATGAAATGGCGTCAGAATTAGAAAGAATATCTAATTATGTATGCGATCACTACGACTCTTGTGATGAATGTCCTTTTAATTTTTTAGGAAGGTACGACTGCAATATAATGGGGTTTACAGATTGGCTCAATAGCGAGGTAGAAGAATGACAAATTATGAAAAAATCATAGATAGGAATATTCGCCAAATGGCGAATGAGATAAGCAATGGTCATTTAGGAAACCCTTGTGATTATTGCTTTTTTAGCAAAGGTCCATGCGCAGTGCCATGTGTTGAGGGCATTATAATGTGGCTTAAAAGCGAGGTAAAAGAATGAGAGATATACTTTTTAGAGGTGAGCGAGAAGACAACGGCATAAAGAAAGAGATCAATGACCTTGCTAATAAGATAATAAGACGAGTTTTGAAAAGTCGATGTAATCGACTACGAACCACTGTTATAGAAGAACTCAATAAACTCCCATTGAGCGGCAAGAGAAAGTATAAATGCTACATCTTGATTATGGAGTCGGAGTTTGATGTAGCTGTGACGATATTTGAGCACCCGGTTGACGGAGCGCACCTTTGCATTATTCGTGATGGGATTTGTCATATTTTCTTTGACGAAAAACAGCCGTTCAATGTTGCAATTCAGAAAGAGGAGGATTTGAAATGACATTCAATCTAAATGATTACAAAGGTGAATACGCAATGCATTGCAAAACCAGAGAAGAAGCTGAGAGCTTTTGCCGATTTCTTCATCAAAATGGCAGGAAGTGGTGTGACGAGGACAGCTATCTGGAGGATGATAGCTGGGATGTATATGAAAGAGACACCGTGTATTGGTTCAATGATGGTTCGTTTTGTGATATGGAATATGCCAGACATCTCAATTACGGAATTCTTGAATGGAGCGATTTTATGGAAGAGGTTTGTGGCTGTTCACTCGCTCAATCACAATATGGACGACAAACGAAAGGAGACATAATGAACATTCAACTTGACAAGCAGGCGTTAATGCCTGTAAGAGCACATGATACGGATGCAGGGCTTGACCTGCTGTCACCGGTGGACACGGTTGTTCCGGCACACGGAGCGGTGACCATTGACACCGGGGTACATATTGAATTGCCGGCACACACAGCAGGCTTTCTTAAATCAAAAAGCGGACTGAATGTGAAATACGGGATCACCAGTGAGGGCGTGATCGATGTGGGCTACACAGGAAGCATTGCTGTCAAACTGTACAACCACAGCGGTATGGATTACACCGTGCGCCGTGGGGACAAGATCAGCCAGCTGGTGGTGGTCAAGATCGATACGCCGGAGTTGGTACTGGTGGACAAGCTGGCAGACACCGAACGCGGAAATGGCGGGTTCGGGAGCACGGGCCGCTAAGGAGGCAACCAATGATGTCAAAGTCAAAGCAGAAGAGCTACGGAGATGCCAAGGTTATCTGTCCTTACTATGACAGCCAGGAGACGGTACAGATCAACTGTGCACCGGCTGTGTATGATAGTTCCGGGCTGCGTGTGGTATTTCGGTCTAAGGTCAAAAAAGATGAACACATGCGGTCATTCTGCACCTCTTACTGCTGGAAAGGCTGTCCGCTGGCACAGCTGCACGATGACGCATAGCAATGGTATCATCGGGGGGGTGACGAAAGTCACCCTCTTTTTGTTATGCTTAAATCATAGTGAGGTGATCAAGTGGACTGGAATAGGGTAAGGCGAGAATATGTCTCCGGCAGCAAGAGCTTGCGGGCCCTGGCAGACGAATATCACTGTTCACAGTCCACGCTGCGCAAGAGGGCAGCTAATGAGAAGTGGACGGAGCAGAGGAACGACTACAGAACAAAAGTAGAACAAAAATATATGGATATGTCTGTGGAGCGGGAAGTAAAGCGTGTTGAGCGGCTGCACTGCCTTGCAGACAAACTTATGGATAAGTTGGACAAAGCCATAGAGGAGCTGGATGAAATGTGCTCCGTGGAGCAGCAAGACGGCGAGTACAAGGTGGTGCGTGTGTCAGGTGTGGCTGTGGACCGTGCCGGCGCAAAACAGATTTCTTCCAGCTTGAAGGATGTAAAGGATCTTCTAAATGTGCGTGACGATCTGGACAGACAGGAGCAGCAGGCGCGCATAGAGCACCTGAAAAGCCAAAGCGACAGCGTAGCTGCAGGCGTATCGGAGGTGCAGGTGGTGTTGTCAGACGAGGTGAAGAAGTATGCCGAGTGAAGTGTTGGACCTGGGCAAGCCACAGCCTAAGCAGGTGGAGTTCCTGACAGACACCCACAATGTTGTTGCCTTCGGTGGCGCCAGAGGCGGTGGTAAAAGCTGGGTAGTGGACTGCAAGGCTAAGGTGATGAGCTACGCCTGCCCTGGTATTACGCAGATTATTGTGCGCAAGACTTATCCCGAGCTGACGGAAAATCATATCGTGCCACTGACCAGGGCATTGCAATGCTATCATCCGGATAGGCACCGGCGTTTGGCCGTGTACAACGACAGCAAGAAGACGATCACATTCCCTAATGGCAGTCGCATATTGTTCCGCTATTTGGAGCGAGAGAAGGACTTGGGCCGCTTCCAAGGTACGGAGTGCGATATCATGTACCTGGACGAGGCCACGCAGTTCACGGAGGATATGTTCAAGACTTTGTGGGCTTGTGTGCGTGGCACAAATAGCCATCCCAAAAGAATGTACCTTACCTGCAACCCTGGCGGTGTTGGTCACCAGTGGGTCAAGCGACTATTCATTGATCGGGTGTACGATGAGAATGAGAACCCGGAGGATTATTCGTTCATACAGTCCCTGGTGACAGACAACAAAATACTGCTTGATAACAGCCCAAAGTACCTTCAGCAGTTGGACGCGCTGCCTGCCAAGGTACGCCAAGCATGGCGGTATGGTGACTGGAATGTGTTTTCGGGTCAGTTCTTCGAGGAATGGCGGAATAACCCGGACCACTATACAGACCGTAGGTGGACCCATGTGATAGATCCGTTTGATATTCCTGCCGACTGGAAGGTGTATCGCTCGTTCGACTGGGGGTACAGCAAGCCATTCTCTTGCGGCTGGTGGGCTCAGGGATATGATGGTGTGGTGTACCGCATTAAGGAATGGTACGGCTGCACTTCTCCAAACGAAGGACTGAAACTACCGGCGGATATTGTGTTCCAGAAGATCAGAGAGATAGAAACGCATGACCCGCTGCTGGCGGGCCGACATATTACCGGCGTAGCAGACCCTGCTATCTTCGCCAAGGATGATGGATATTCCATTGCGGAGACGGCAAACAGACACGGCGTGTACTTTGAGCGCGGCGATAACACCCGCATAGCCGGGTGGATGCAGTGCCATTACAGGCTGATGTTTGATGAGCGTGGGTACCCGATGATGTATGTGTTCAAGAATTGTAAGGACTTCATCCGGACCATTCCTTTGATGATGTATGACGAACACAAGGTGGAGGACTTGAATACGGAACTTGAGGATCACGCAATGGATGAGTTTCGTTATTTCTCCATGTTGCAGAAGATACCGCCCAGGCGGAAGATACCGGCCAGAGCGCTGGCAGACGACCCTCTGGATCAAATGAAGAAAGGATATTGATTATGGCTAAGCAAAAGAAAAAGCCGAGTAAGGAAGAATTTATGCAGCACGCCCAGGGGCAGACGGAGCCGCAAAAGAAGCCGGAAGATGCCGTAGCGCCCGCTGCTGATGACCCGATCGAACAGGCGCAGCAGCTGGTGGACGAAATGTCAGCCGAGGAGCCGGAAGAGGAAGAACTGCACACCATTACAGAAGAAGATGTGCAGCGGGCTATGGAGCTGCTGAATAAGTACATGGCTGGTAAGGCGTCCGTAGATGCCCGAGTGGTGGCCAACCAAAACTGGTGGAAGCTGCGACATTGGGGCAATTTCAAGTCAGATCACGGCAAAGAGGGTGACAAGCGCATTAAGCCGGCGTCTGCATGGCTGCATTCCTGCGTGGATAACAAGGTCGCTGACTATATGGACAATTTCCCTGAGCCCAATATTCTGCCGCAGGAAGAGGGTGACAAGGAGACAGCTAAGCAGTTATCTGCCGTGGTGCCGGTGGTGCTGGATGAGAACGGCTTTGAACAGGAGTTTGACCAGGCAGTGCACTCCAAGGTCCTGAACGGTACAGGCATATACGCTGTGGTGTGGGATCAGGACAAGCTGAATGGCCTTGGCGATGTGAGCGTTAAAAAGTGCGATATCCTGAATTTTGCTTGGGAGCCTGGAATTGAGAATATCCAAGACTCGGCCAATCTGTTTCATATCACTTCTGCCAATAACGATGTACTGGTGTCTCAGTATCCGCAGCTGAAGGACCGATTATCCTCTATGCACAGTGTGATACAAACAGAGTACCAGTTTGATGATACGGTGGACAAAAGCAATCGCAGTCAGGTGGTAGACTGGTACTACAAGGTGAATGTGGATGGCAAAAATGTGGTGCACTATGTGAAGTTCTGCAACGGTGTAGTGCTGTATGCAACTGAGAATGACCCAGAACGGAAGGATACTGGGCTGTATATTGACGGCAAATATCCCTTTGTGTTTGACCCGCTGTTCCGTGTGGCCGGAAGCCCTGCCGGATATGGCTATGTGGACCTCTGTAAGGAACCGCAGGAATATATTGACAAACTGTCCCAGGCGATGTTGGAAAACGCGATCTGGAGCTCTGTGCCGCGCTATTTGGTGCGTGACGATGGCGAGATCAACGAAGACGACTTCGCGGATACTTCCAAGCATTTCATTAAGGTGGGTAACAATGTGGGCCAGGACACCTATGCGCCAATTGTGATCAATGGCATAGACGGCAACGCCTACAATGTGCTCATGCACAAGATTGACGAGATGAAGGAGACCAGCGGCAACCGTGATGTGTCCAGTGGCGGTACAAGCAGCGGGGTAACGGCAGCCAGTGCAATCAGCGCTATGCAGGAAGCCGGGAGCAAGACTTCACGCTGGCAAATCAAGGGCACATACCGGGCATACAAGGAGATCATCTTGATGGTGATCGAGCGTATTCGGCAGTTCTACGATATGCCTCGTGTGTTCCGTATTACCGGCGCGGATGGATCTGTATCGTTTGAGACCTTCTCCAATCAGAATATGCAGGAGCGGCGTATTGAAACGCTGTTTCCGGACGATGAGTATTACCAGATGCCCAACTTCGATGTAGATGTATCAGCCAGCAAGGCCAGCCCTTACAGTAAACTGGCTCAAAATGAGCTGGCAGTGCAGATGTACAACCTGGGCGTGTTGAACCCGCAGAACGCAGATCAGGCACTGGCACTTCTGGATATGATGGATATTAACCACAAAGACCGCATAGTGCAGCGGGTCCAGGAAAACGGTACGATGTGGAACACGATTCAGCAAATGACACAGGCACTGAACACCAGCAATGAGATCATCAAGCAGTTGACCGGTCAAGATCTGATGAGCGGTCAGGATATGACACCGGGTGCAATGAGCGGTGCGGCGGTAACAGACACGCAGTCGGTGGACACAACGCCGACCGCCAGCGACAGCTTAGGTAACACAGACAAATACCAGGACAATTCTCTTGCAACGCAGGCACGCAAGAGGGTAGCCACAAGCACGAGTCCGGAATAATGACTACGGTACATATTGGCGCTTGCTTCGTTGAACTGAAAGGCCACGCCGATGCGCCACGCAACGAACAAGATCATGACCTGGTATGCGCTGCTATTTCTGCCCTTACCTGCACGCTGGCGGAAGTCGTGCGTAGGGCGTATGTAGCTGGCGCTCTACTGTGTGAACCACAGATCAAGATTTCACAAGGAAATGTGTGTATTCGTTGCGCACCGATGGAAAATGAGAGCACGGTGCCGGCAGCGTTTACCTTTTTTCGGTGCGGGATGGAAATACTGGCCGAGAGCTATCCGGGGCATATCCAAATAAGCTGAAAGGGGGGGTGACATGATCGCCCTCTCTTTTGTTATTATGCGAGTAAAGGGTTCGTCCACCTGATACGGACAGAAAGGAGTTCCTATGAGAACAGACAAATTGATGCCCATGTTGCTGCAGCTTTTCGATGGTGAGGGCGGTGCAGCAGACGGCACTGGCAGTGCGCCCGCCACGCAGAACAATACGGCAGACAATACTGCGCCCGCCACGCAGGATGGTGCTCATGAGAGCACAACGGAAGACCTTGACAAAGAGTTTAAGGCTCTAATTAAGGACAAGTACAAGAATGCGTATCAAAAGCACATTAACGCTGCAATGCAAAAGCGGTTCCGTGCTGATGAAGCCGCCCAGGCACAGTATGACAGGGTGTTGCCCCTGCTTGATATGCTGGGCGAAAAGTACGGCGCAGACGCTACGGACCCGGAAGCACTTATGCAGGCCCTGGAAGATGACAATAGCTTTTACGAGCAGGAGTCAGTGGAGAAGGGTGTGCCGATCGAGTCATTGAAGCAGATGCACAAGCTGGAGCGTGAGAACGCTGCATTCCGACAGGAAATGCAGGAACGCGAGCGGCAGAACGCAGCAGCGCAGCAGTACCAGCAGTGGCTGGACGAGAGCGAGGCGGTCAAGTCCTTGTATGGGGACGCATTTGACTTGGATGCAGAACTGGCAGATCCTGAGTTTGTCTCTCTGTTAAAATGCCCCGGCATCACGCTAAAGACTGCCTTTGAAGCACGCCACCTTACCGAGCTCACCGGTGGCGCAATGCAGTTTGCAGCCCAAAGCACGGCGAAAGCCGCTGCGGACACGATCCGCTCACGCGGTCATGTGCCAAAAGAGAACGCATCTTCTACCGCTCCTGCGGTCAAGACTTCTGTCAACATTGCTGCCTTGACAAGAGAGCAGCACCAACTCATCAACAAGAAAATTGCGACAGGGGAATTGAAAACGCCGGAGGATATCAAACGATTCCTTAGCGGCAAGTAAAAACCGATCCTCTGTCAGAAACGGAGGAAACATGAATAAGAAAATGAACCTGCAGCTGTTCGATGGCACCGCCAACATGGCTGCAACGACTGACACCGGCCTTGCGGCTGAAATCAAGGAATATTACATTAAGGAGCTGCTGGAGAATGCCAAGCCCAAGTTGGTGCATGGTCAGTTCGGGCAGAAAAAGCCCATTCCGCGCGGCTCCGGCAAGGTAGCAGAGTGGCGTAAGTTTTCCAGCTTGCCGCCTGCTCTTACCCCGCTTGTGGAAGGCGTAACGCCTAATGGCACCAAACGGACTGTGACCGCCATTAAGGCCACTGTGAGCCAGTATGGTGACTACATTAAGCACACCGATATGCTGCAGACTGCCGCGTTCGATAATGTGATCGTGGAGGACTGCAAAGAGCAGGGCAACCAGGCGGGCAACACCATTGACCTGGTGACACGAAACGCAATGCAGGCAACCACCAGCGTGGCTTATGCCGGCGGCAAGACTTCTCGTGATACACTGACTGCGGCTGACAAACTGACCGTGGCTGATGTAAAGAAGATGGTCAACGAGCTGAAGCGTCGGGATATTACCCCCATTGATGGCTACTATGTCTGCATTATCCACCCTGATGTGGAGACGGATATTATGCTGTCCAGCGAGTGGGAGGAAATGCACAAGTATGCGGATACCACCGCTCTGTTCGAGGGCGAGATCGGTAAGATTGGCAAGTGCCGTTTTGTCGATTCTTCCAACGCTAAGATTTACAAGCAGACTTCCGGCTCCAAGCTGGCTGTGTACGGCACGCTGTTCCTGGGTGCCAATGCTTACGGCGTTACCGAGCTGGATGGCCTGGGTCTGGACTATATCGTTAAGCCGCTGGGCTATGGCGATGATCCGCTGAACCAGCGTAGCTCCACCGGCTGGAAGGCTACGCACGGTGCAAAGATTCTGAACGAGTATGCCATCATTCGTTTTGAGAGCTGTAGCTACCGCAGTGCAGACACCAGCACCACGGAAAACTGATTGGAGGACTATTAAGAATGGCTGAGAAGAAAGAAACGGCTGAGAAGAAAGAAACTGCACCTAAGTGGAAAATGGTGCCTGTGCTTATTCCGCTGGACCCGATGAACAACGAGAGCCACATGTTTGCTTCTGTGGCGGGCGTTGGTTCATATCAGATCGAACGTGGTATCCCGGTAGAAGTGCCGGAGCCGATTGCAGAGGTAGTCAACCGCAGACTTCAGATGGATGCAGAGAACGCCAAGCTCATTCAAAAGCTGGCTGCACAGGCAGCCGGTATGTAACCGACAAAGGGCGGACGGAATATTCCGTCTGCCCTTTTTACTATGAGGAGGGAACAACAATATGACGATTGCGGAAGCAGTCAACCAGGCGGACAAGCTGTGCCCCAACACGACCTTTTCGATGAACGAAAAAATCGCCTGGCTGAATAGACTGGATAAACAAATCAAATTGGAAATTATGGACGCCAGAGAGGGCGCACCTGCCTTTGCCGGGTACACGGAGAAAACGCCGAATACCCAGAAACTGCTTGTGCCGTCCCCTTATGACGAACTTTACATACATTACTTGCAGTCCCAAATGCTGCTGTACACCGGTGACTTCAACCGATACAGCGCTGTAAATTCTGTATTCAATACAATGCTGGCCTCATTCCGTAACCAGTACAACCGCACGCACGCGGCCAAGAATGTGCCGCTGCGCTTTTAGGAGGTGCGTTTATGCAAAGACCAGTGCTTAGCAATGTGAGTAACAACCGAGAGATGATCTCCACATTCCTGGGCTATAATCACCGAGTTGTGCAGCAGGCTGGAGAATTCTTTAATACCGAGAATATCACATTGGACGATTACCCTATGCTGTCCAACCGCGCGCCGATGAACCGGTACAAATATCCTGAAGTAGATAAAGAGACCGAGTACGAGTGGTTCTCATTACAGAATGGTACAGTAGTACCTAATAGAATTGCAATCGCAAGTGATGAATATTCTTTTACGATTTTAGACACCTATAACGGCATAACGTTGCCAGCTGGCAGGACTGTACTTTCTCTTGACCGTCGCATAACATTTGAATTTCATGTAAGGTTCATAAGTGCTATAGCGGATAAGGTTACAATATCGGCTGGTCCGGGTCATCCTACTTCGTATTTGCAGTGTGAACTTGGAAGTCTGATATTTTATGTGAAGTCCGCTAACGATGGGAAAGTGTTGGCTACTTTTTATGATAGGGACTTTGACTCTGTTCGTGAAGGCTATGTTGAGAAGTTTGTTCCTACGAAAGATGAACTTGTTGTGGTGATGGAATATTATTGCAACGAAGGTCGGGAGTATAGAGAACAAAAAGCAACAGAGGAAGAGCAGAAAATCGCAGATGATGAATTGAAAAAGAAAATGCTGGATGAATATCAGGATGATATAAATCATCTTCTTCAACAAGATATAACAGATATCATGACCATTAAAAATGCTGTTCAACGAAACAATTCTGGGTGCATGATAAAAAATGGGCGCATAACATCGGTACTGGGGGATGTTTTGTATTACGCCGGAAAGCGATACGTCCTTGATCTACGTACGCAGAATCTTGCGACCGTGTATGGCAAATTACAAATGCTGAACTTTGGTACGAAAATCCTAATCTTCCCATACGGATTGTATTTTGACACGGAAGAACCGGACAAGGGTGTGCTGCCGCTGGCCTTCGACAAGACGACTGACACTTATTTCGGCTGCGATATGTGCAGTGCGGACGGTGCTCCGTACACGCGGTTGATATATAGTGCTGCAAAACCTGCCGGTGCTGCTATAGGTACTTATGTTGTGCGGTCAAACGGTGACCTAATGGCCGTGCGAGGCAATGGCGAGTTCAATACGGTTGCGGCTGCCAGCGCGTGGAAGCGGCAGGATAAAGACCCTGGCACAAAAGGCAATGACTATTGGCTGGATACCACCGGGACAACAGGTAGCGGACTTAAAAAATTTAGTCAGGGTACGCTATACAAAAATGAAGATGGTGCTTGGGTGGCAGTCGATAATGTGCTGTTTTCAAATACTTGGTTCTACGCATACTGGGTAGATACCACTAACGATGATGCACCTGTGTTCAAGGCTTATTCTGCCACAGCAGACGATTGGATCGCGGTTCCGGTGACCTATGTGCTTGTGGACACGACAGATATCAAAGACGATATACTTGCTTCCGTTAAGGCAGGTGATACGGTCAAGTTCTCGGTGTCTGCAGGCAAGAGTGTGTTCGTTACCGAATGGGCGAATGTACATTCTGTAGCCGATGACGGCAGCCGGCTGATTGTTAAGGGCCTTCGGCGTGCTATTGATTCCACATATCACTGCCCAAACAGAATAGAAAAAGTGCTTCCGGAATTTGACTTTGTCACTGTATCCCAAAACCGCGTGTGGGGCTGCAAGTACGGCAAAGATTCCGCAGGTAAGCATATTAACCAAATCTACGCCAGCAAGCTGGGTGATCCGACCAACTGGTATTGCTTTGAGAATACGGCATCGGATTCCTACGCATTGTCCCTGGGTGATGATGAGCCGTTTACCGGCGCGGTGTCCTTAAACGATATGCCGTACTTCTTCAAACAAAATAAGATTTATGGCATCTACGGCGGCTATCCGGCGGCATACCAACGCATTGCCATTGAAGATCGCGGCGTTGAAAATGACTGCTCCGGTTCATTGGCGGTGCTGAATGGAGCAGTATTCTATAAGTCGCTGGACGGCGTGTGTGTATTTGATGGCAGCACGGTGACCAACATTTCCGCTGCCCTGGGTAACACACGATACACAGAAGCCAACGCCGGAAGTTCCCTTGGCAAGTATTATATCTCTATGAAGAACGAGACGGACGGCGGCTACGAGACCTTTGTCTATGACCTGAATACCAGCCTGTGGGTGCGTCTGAACGGAATGCGGTATCTGCACTTTATCACGGATTACACCGGGTCGGTCTATGCAATGGACCCGAACTGTATTTTCCATGAACTTGGCCGACATAACGAGACGGCTTTGTCTGGACTGAAACTGTACCAAACGGAAGACAAGGTGGAATGGTGCGCGGAGACCGGTGCCATAGACTTTTCGTACCCGGATAAGAAGATCGTCAGCCGCATTAACCTGCGGGCTAAGATCGCGCTGGGCGCTGTGCTCAAAGCGCTTATCCAGTACGACAGCAGCGGGCAGTGGATCCAAATGGGTGTGTTGACCGGTAATGGTACACCGAAGACGGAAGTATTGAATATCGTTCCGCAAGCCTGTGATCACTATGCGCTGCGGCTGGAAGGCTGCGGAGATGTTCGGGTGATCAGTATTGCAAACACAATGACTTTAGGGAGTGACTTATGACTTTTAACATTGGTAAGCCGTCTGACGGCGTAACGGATAGTCAGCGGATACAGCGTCTGTATCTGTACCTGAACCAGATGGCAGATAAGTTGAATTATGCGCTGAACAACATGGACGAACAGAATCTGACGCGGACTTTTTTGGCGTCATTAACCAATGGCGGAGACGGTGATCAGCGGAGTACAAAAGGCCTGAAAACGGAGCAGGTGGACGAGATGATCCGGGACGGTCGGTCATCCGCTCTACTGTTCAGCGGGAGTACCGCAAAGGCTGGCGATACGATCACTCTGAATGACAGCGTGGACAACTACCGCTTTCTGCTTATCCGCTTTAGCAATAGCTGGATGCACGCCCTGTGCCCTATTCTGGACGGAGACCGTAGCTGCACTGCCGTTCGCGGATCGCATACGAACATTAGCGCAACAAACAGCTTTACTGTGTGGTCCGTGGACGGCGACTACGCAGGAAATAAGGTAACGATCGACAACTGCTATTCTGCCAATGTGAAAAGCGGCAGCGTGACGATCACAGCACGAACAATATCGTATATATGGGGGATCAGATAAATGGCAAAGAGCAAACCAAAGAAAAGCAAGCCCAAACAGACGGCTGCGCAAAAGAACCTGAGCAGCTGGACAAAAACAGTCAATAAGTATAGCGGCGGATGGACCAATTCCAAGGACTATAAAGCACTGATGAAGTCCAAGGAAAAGAAGGACATGGACGCCAGTGTCAAAGGCTACAATTCTCTGTTAAACGGCGGCTATGGCGGGTATGCCAAGGCAAACGGCTTGACGGACTATACCGCCCGGCTGCAAAATATGTTGGGTGGCATCTTAAAGTCAAAGTTTTCTTATGACGCAGACAATGACGCTGCATACCAGGCCTATAAGGCACAGTACCAGGCGCAGGGCCGTAATGATATGCTGGACACTATGGGCCAGATGGCGTCAGCAACAGGTGGCTATGCATCCTCTGCGGCGACTACGGCTGGTAATGCTGCCAACCAGGCACAGTTAAACAATCTGTCTAATATACAGTCGCAGCTTTTATCCCTGGCATATCAAAAGTATGACCAACAGCAGCAAGGTAAGCAGAACGCCTATGACCTTCTTGATAGTGTGAATCAGCAGCAGTATGGGCGGTATCAGGACGCTGTGGGCAACGCCTATAACAAGATGGATTACAACACGAATCGCTTCAATACTTCCTATTCCAACGGTTACACGAAATGGAACGATGATCGCAGCTTTGCCTCCGGTCAACAGCAGTATTACGGCAACCTGAACGAGAGCCAACAGGCACGCAAACAGGAAAGGGCTATTGCCGATCGGAATAACAAACTTCAACGAAAAATTCTTAACAAGAAGTAAGGAGGGATTGGATGAGTTACAGTTCTAAGGCCAGAAAAGCGCTTGGCAAAGTGAAACAGTCTGCGGCAACCAAAAATGCACAGAAAAACAGGAACGACTATGACAAAAAACTCAGCGCAGTTGGCCCTTACCGTAACGGCACATTCGCTAAGATGGTAGAGGGTGCGGTGGATGATATTCTCAATCGCCGTGCCCAGTCTTCCAATTTCGGCAACGCTGATGTGTTCGGCGATTACGCCAGAGATTATGCGGCGCTTTCTAAGCTGGCAGCAGCGGACACGCAGACTAACGCAGAAGAGAATATGGCCGGTGGCTATGACACGGACTACACCGTTCCTGCTGCCCAGCAGAGCTATAAGAACGGATTGGCCGGTCAGAATGAGGACTTGCTGTCTAAACTGTCTACGGCAAACCAAATTCACTCCGGGGAAATGGAGAATAAAGCCGCCGGTGGGCAGCGAGCCAACGAGGCCGGCGCGTTCGACTATCAAAAGTACCAGGACAAGGTGGAAGCTTTACAGAATGCACGCTCTCTGTGGGACGCAGCGGTGGAAAAGACCGGTGCGGTAGATAGCCAGGCATACAGTGATAACCTGTCCTTTCTTAGCGATATGGCTAAATACGAGGGCAACTTGGGTGAGAGCAAGGCGGACAGAGCGCTCTCCAAGTGGAAGGCTGATCAGGATTACCAGCTGGATGTACTGCAGTGGAAAAGGCAGCAGGAGGAAGCTGCCAAGGCTGCAAAAGCTGCCAAGGCCGCACGCTCTTCTCGCTCTTCCAGATCCAGTGGACGCGGTGGCTACGGTACTGGTTTTGGAAACAGCAATCCTGTTTATGCATCTTCTGATGAGAAGTCGTCATGGGAGAAAAAGTTTGACAATTCAAGATACGAAAATCGAGGCGAACGATGGACGGAAAAACAAATGGACGGCTTTGTTAAAACTATTGGCATGAATCGTACAAAACAGGGTAAAGCGGAAGCGATCGAGGATGCATATTTTGAGGGTCATATATCTAAATCTCAATACAATACATTGTGTCGAAATTATGGGATAACGCCTAAGAAGAAATAGTACGAAGGAGAGTTTCAAATGGGATATTGGGCAGATTTGCAGAAATCTGTAAAGGAAAAAGACAAGCGAGAGGGTGTACGCCGTTCTGATTATATCAATCACGATGTTGTGCAGGGCGCTGCGGTTTTAGACGCCATGGAGAGCGATCAGGCTAAAAATGCCAGCTGGAGAGCTTCGACATCAGCATTACAGGCAGTTGATACTTTTGATGCCACTCCGAATGCAGTGGAAAATCTTGACCAACTGCGTGAAGAGCGCAGGTCCTATGCACGGCAGTATGGTGGTCAAACACGCAACACCATAGACAAGCTGATTGGTATCGCATTGGAGCGGACGGATAGCGAGCGCGCTGCAAAAATGCAAGAAGAAGCCGATCGGCACATGGCTGCGCTGGATGAATATGATAAAAAGATCCAAAAGATGGAGGAATACGAGCGGCGACAAAAAATCGTCGACAAATATTCGGATATTCCTAATCAAAAAGATTATGCTGCTAAGTCAAAGCAGATCGACAAGTCCAATCAGGACGATGTATATCGCAAGGTGAACGGATTGTCTGAGTCCATTGCCAGCGTTGCCAGTAATATAGGCACGGACAATGTGGCGATGTGGAATAACCGCATGACCAAAACGATGGACGATGAGAAATATCGCCAAATGACTGATGTGCAGCGGGGCACATACAATTATCTGTATAATACACAGGGCGCAGACGCTGCAAATGAATATATATCAGCAATTAACAAGGATTTGCAGCAAAGAGCAACCGACGCAGCTGTAGAGTCGCAAAGGGAAATGGTTAAAGACGGTGCTGTTGGTGCCACCGTGGCAAATATCGCTTCTGTTGGTGAAAATCTAATGAGTGCACCGGGTTTTATCACCAGCGCAGCGGCTAAAGCAACCGGCCATTCCGTAGATGATACATACGATGTTTTCAATCTGTCCGGAAAGATGGCTAACGCTACTCGCGAAACGACCGCAGAAGAAATTGCGAATCAGGACTATTGGAAAGATAAAAATACCATTTTGGGAAACACCGGTTCTTGGATCTACAATGCAGGAATGTCTATGGCTGATTCTGTCGCTGCTATGCTGGTCGGTAAGAGTCTCGGCGTGGGCTTAGCAGGGGGTGAAACGAGTGGCGCGACACTTGAAAAGGTAAAGAATATTACTTCAAACGCCACCTCACTGATTATGTCATCAGAAGCGGCCACGCAGACAGTTACAGATATGAAAGAGCAGGGCTTTTCTGACGATCGTGCGCTGGGCGTAGGTGCACTGTATGGTGCAGTTGAGTATATCTCAGAAAAACTTGGTTTGGATGCGATTCTCGGTGCCGGCGGCAATGTGTTTGCCCGCCTTGCAAAGAGTTTTGCGTCAGAGGGTTCAGAAGAGGTAGCCAGTAATATCCTTGATCGCATTGTCGATACGCTGGCAAACGGCAACCAAAGCAAAATGATGGATGCCTTCGATAAATGCCGTGCTCAGGGATTGAGCAATTCCCAGGCGCTTGCCAAAGTCGTGTCTATGGCGGGACAAGAAGATTTATCGGCTTTCTTAGCCGGTGGCCTGTCCGGTATGGCGATGAGCGGCGCAAACGAAGCAATCATGTCCGGAGAACGGCATTTGCAGCAGGATAGCTATGGCAAGAATGTACGCAGTAACGGAAATGCAAAAAAGTTGATTGACGCCGGGTTGACAGCGGATGAGAATTCCAAACTGTATCGTATTGCCGCCGAGCTGGCTGATGCAGAGAAAAACGGCAAAACTATATCCAAGCGGCAGCTGGGAAAGCTGGCTATGGAAATGCAGACCAGCGATGATGCTGCGACTACGCAGGCTCAAAAGACCGTGCTGGAGGACGCTGTGCGCCAACGGCTGCAAGACAGCGGCGTTAAGAATGTGGACAAGGCCGCCAGCCGTTTTGCGAGCAGCTATTTTGACGGCGAAGGGAAGATTAAAGGGGACAAGACCACAAAGGCCCTGTACGCCGAGCTGCAGGACAATAGCACTGACTGGGCACAATCCACTACCCGCAGTATGGCCTATGAAATGTTGCGTGGCGGTTCTTCTGCTGCATATATGAATGAACTGCTTGTAAACCCAAAGGCAAAAGGGTATAATGAGTTCAAGGACACCTACAACGGCATTCAGAAAGCTAAGATTGAAGAACTGAACCAAGAAGCCAAAGCGCAAAATGCAGATGTGGCCACCCAGGTGGAACAGACTGCGCAGCAAGCTCCGGTTCCACAGGATTTGCAGCGGGCAGAGCCTGTGCCGGAGAGCCAAGTGAAAGGCGTCCTTAAGGTCCAGGACGGCCATACCGTGGTCGAGCTGCAAGACGGTACGAAGACCACCACGGATTATTTGCAGTTCAACAACCCCAACACCAAGGCGGTTTACAAGAGCGCTGCCAAGTTTGGCTCCCTGGGCGCTTATGCGCTGGTCAATAATTACGACAGCAAGGTCAACCCTTATTCCTATCTGCACGCGGCGGAGAGCTTTTACAACGCCGGTGCGTCAGGCAAGATTACATTTGACCAGGCAGCCAATACACTGTCTGCACCGATTGAAATGGGAATTATGGACCGTGGCGCTGCCAATGAGTTGTTCCTGAGCGGTCAGGAGCAGTCTAAGGAGATCGGCACCACCAAGACCGCCGTTACCAAAGCAAATAAGAACCAGGGCGGCGTTGTAACGCTGACCGGAGAAGCTACGGTTACCCCGCAGGAAAAGGAAGTCCTGGATCGTGTGGCGGCCAAGACCAAGCTGGATATTGTGCTGGACGGCAGCCTGGAAAGCAATGATAACGGCTATATTGATCCTGCCAATGGCAAGGTGGTGCTGAACCCGGACAGTGGGCATATCTACGCCACACTTATGCACGAGCTGGGCGAGTACACCCACGCCTACAACACGGCGGAAATGATGGACGCCTGCCGGCCGATTGTGGAGTATATGCTGGCAACCGGCGATTATGCGCACGATGACAAGATTGATCTGCTGCAGAAATATGTAGATGGGTACAGCGAGAACGGCAAGCAGTATTCTATTGAAGATGCCGTCAGCGAGATGATCTTTGACTTCATCAGTGGTGAAGCCAGCACGCAGGAGGGCGGCGAGAAGTTCGCCAAGTGGCTGGCGGAAGATACCGACCTGACCCAAAAAGAAAAGAAGTCCGTTGTGGAAAAGATCAAGGACTTCTTTACAAAGCTACTGGACGCTGTGCGCAGCGTAATTGAGGGACAGGGCACGCTGAATACCACTGCACGAGCCGGTCAAAAGGCGGCGCAGCAGGTGCCGGTGCTGGATAACTTCTTTAACGCACTGGACAATGCCATTGACAACCGCCAAAGAATGTTAGAAGGTAAGCATGGCGGTGAAGCAGAAAATAGTCAGTCCGAAATTCGCCATTCTATTGAAATTACAGAAGACGGCGAACCGTGTGTCGTTATTGATAATGATGTACTGGCTGGCGTGTCCAAGTCGCGGTGGGCGACAAAAATCAAAAATATTTTGTCTGAATATAAATCAGGTGTAGATTTGTGGGGTGGCGTAGTCAAAGTAAATGCCATTAGCAAAAATGAGTTTTTGAATTCAAAATACTCTCAGTACCTTAAAGCAAAGGAAAAGACAGCCTACAAAGATAAACTGCTATCCGCACAGAATTTGGATGAGATCCTGAAATCCGGCAAAAACAAAAAGATTGAAGACTTGAAGCACAGCCGAAATGATAGCTTCAAGCAGTTTGCACATTCTGATGTGCTCCTTAAGGTTGGTGAAAACGGATATACCGCTGATGTGATTATTGGCATAACCACACAGAACGCGATGGTGTTCTATGATATCGTGGATATGCGGAAGGCAGATGTGAAAATAAAAAACGCAACCCCTCAAGGCTATGCAAATAGCAGGAAGCCTTTTAAGCAAGGGATTGCGTCTGACAACAAGGTAACACAAAATGGACCTGATGTCAATACTCATTCTATGCAGAATGGGCAAAAAAATGCACAGAATGGCAAAAATGACAGCCGCCATTCCTTGGAAGTGGACAGCCAGGGCAACGAACTGACGGAGGCGCAGCAGCGGCGGTATAAGCATGTGGCGCCGGAACTGCGGGACGAGGACGGTAAGATCAAACCGTTTTACCACGGTACTGCCAGAGCGGACCGGGTAGGTTATGTGTTTGATCCCAAGCGGGCAACCTCCGGTCCGATGGCGTATTTTACGGACGATCCGGATATTGCCACAAATTACAGCAGGGATAAAGCAGATACTTCTCTCGCCTATGATAGCGATTATGACAGCTACGAGACCCAGTTCCAGGTAAACGGCAAGCCGGTTACAGAATATTGGAACACCTTGACCGCAGCCGAAAAGAAAGCAATGACCGAGAAGATCAAGCAGGTCACGCTGGACGACAACGATAACATTGTCTTGGAGCCCGGCAATCAAATAGGCATTGGTAGCTTTAGCGACTACGAGCTGCACCGTGCCAAGGGCAATGCGCTGTCCGTACTGGTAGATATGTGGCTTGGTGATGGAAATCTTTGGAACGAAGAAAGCCGTTTCTTGGATGTGCTAAAAGCGGTGGGTATTGATCAGGCCCAGTACAACGACCCGGACTACCGGGAAGAAAAGGTGTATCAGGCTTATCTGAATATTACCAATCCGTACAATACCGGCAAGCTGGATCAGTCCTTTATTGATGATTTGCAGTCGTATGTGGACGATGCAGACATGAGCCGGTACGACACAGACAATGCCCAGGCGGATATGTGGGATAAGAACGGCATTCCTATTGAGGATTGGCTGGAGCGGTTGCAGGACGATTTGGATAACGGCACAACCCATGCTTGGACCACGGTGCCGGATGTAGTCACAGACTTCTTGAAGGACAGCGGCTATGACGGCATTGTAGATCAGGGCGGCAAAAACGGCGGCGATCAGCACACCGTTGCGATTCCGTTCTACTCCAATCAGATCAAAGAGGTTACCAATGGTAATCCTACCGACAGTCCGGATATTCGGTACTCAAAGCGGGTTGGGTTTGATAACGCTCTGACGCCTGCCGAATGGAAAAAATACAACAGTCTTGTTTCAACTGACAATCACTCGGGGCTCAGGATATCCGATAATGCGTTCCTTGTTGAAGGCGAAAAAGGCAAGAATAATTACAAACTTGTGTTTTTTGACAATTCTTTTGAGGATAAGCCAATAACGGCAGTGTATGGAATTGGTGACAGCGGTTTTCACTTTGATAAGACTCAATTCGATGCCAAGAAAGTAGCAGAAGTAATCAATAAGGTGGAGGAAAAAAGTTATGATGACAAGAAAGTCGTTAGGGGAATACTGCGACATCTTAGTGAAAGCTATGGACTTGTACTCACCAAATACGGTGATCGCAATACAAGAGGCTTTACACTCAGACCAGGAAGTAACGAAAATGTTAAGACTGGTGGAGAAGAATTTGCCGGAAGACGAATTGCTGGACAAGATACACGAGCTGCAGGAGAACTGACGGAGAGCCGTAAGTCCAAGAGCATTGACGACACCGGGCGCACCTCTCTGTTGCGGGATGACAAGCGGTTGGACGAGATGAACATCACTCTGCGCCAGGTGTTTGACAGTCAAGAGCTGGAGACCGGGCACCATACTTCTCAAACCCAGGTACAGCGTGTGGCCCGACAGCTGAAGAAGTCTACCGGCAGCAAGATGGACACACCCCGCCTGATGGTGCAGCTGAAAGGGCTGTTTGACTACATTGGCAACAACGATGATGTGACCTTTTCGTCTGTCATGGACCAGGCAAAAGAAATTGCCCATGAGTTGCTGGATAGCACCCCGGAACACACGATGCGTGACGAGTACGCCCAGGAGGTTTTGGACACGCTGCGGGGTATGGCAATCACGTTGTCCGATGAGCAAAAGGAAGAGACGGCTTACCACCATGATCGGTACGGCAACTACCGCAAACGACTGTTTGGCGCGGTCAATCTGGCTAAGAATGGACAGTCTTTGGATAGCGCTTGGCAGGAGCTGGCTGAACTGTACCCGGGCACTTTTGATGCTGAGGAGAACAGCCAGAACATGCCGGAGCGACTGCTGGAGATCGTGGAGGAGTTGAAGGATTCTTATTATTCCTATGACGGTATGGACATGGACGATGCTGCCACTACCGTGGCCTATGATATTTTTGATGCGTACATGGACACTCCGGAGTACAAGACCTACGCCCAGCGACAGAACGATCGCTTTACTGCGATGCAGAACAAATACCGCAAGCGGCTCCAGTCCGTTAAGGATGATTACCGCCAGCGGTATGAAGAGAAGCTGAAGGCGGTACAATCCAAGAGTCGGCAGGACAAAGCAGATATGCGCACCCAGTACGCCGATCAGCTGAAAGCCCAGCGGCAGCTATACGCAGAACGGCGGCACCGCGATGTGGAAAAGCGGCGCAAGACGGTGCAGAAGAACAAAATCAAGAAGCAGATACTGGACTTGATGAGCCTGGCGGCAAACGGCGGCAAAGAGCGCCGGGTACCCAATGGACTTCTGGACAGCGTGAAAGAACTTGGTCGGGCTGTGGTTCTGGACGGCAAGGCCGGGGAGAGGCTGGACAGCTACCTGAATAAGGTTAGAGACGGCTTCGACAAAATAGAAGGCAATGATAGCCAAAAGACCGAGTATGCCACTCTGGTGGAGGACTACAACAATCTGTTTAAGGGACAAATCCTCCAGTTAAAGGAGAGCATTGGCGACAAGTCCATTAACGACATGACCGCTGATGAGCTGGAACAAACCTATCAGCTGATCCGGTCGGTCAAGAAGGCTGTTACCAACAGCAACCGCCTGTTCAAGGCGGAGAAGACCGCCACGGTGGAGAGCCAGGGCCAGCAGATCATTCATGAACTGAAGGGCAGCAAAAAGGATCCCAATGGTAAGAAGACCAACGAGCGTATCGAGTTTATGAAAGGCTTTGGCTACAACGCCTTGAAGCCGGAGTATTTCTTCAGAATGCAAGGCTCGCCTACGCTGGAGAAGCTATACCACAACTTGCGCGGTGGTCAGGACACCTGGGCCCGGGATTGCTACGATGCGCGGCAGTATTCTCAGCGATTGAAAGAGAAGTACCATGCCTACAACTGGAACCAAAGAAGGACCTTTACCTTGGAGACCCAGTACGGCGAAAAGCTGAAATTCAATTTGCAGCAGCTGCTCTATTTGTATGCGCTCAGTCGGCGCGAACCGGCAATGCAGCACTTGACCCAGGGCGGTATGGTGTTTGACAAGGTATCTACCCGCTCCAAGCGGGGCAAGCGCATTGTGGAGCTGACGGACAACACGGCACACCCGCTGACCGTAGAAGACATTGCCAAGGCCACCGATATGCTCACCAAAGAGCAAAAAGCCTACGCCCAGGATATGCAGCGCTATTTGGCGGATACAATGGGCGCTAAGGGCAACGAGGTATCTCGTGTGATGTACGATATGGACCTGTTTACGGACAGCGACTATATCCCCATGCGTTCCGCCGGTGATTATGTGCAGTATATTCAGGACAAGGCCAATGGTGACGCCAAGATCAAGAACAGCGGCTTTACCAATCAGCTGAATGTACACGCCAACAATGCCCTGGTCATTTCGTCTTTTGACGATGTGTGGGCCAATCATGTAAATGATATGGCATTGTATCATGCGTTCACGCTGCCGCTGGAGGACTTCCAGCGGGTGTACAACTACCACACCCAGGTTGGCGAAAACGGTACGGTATCGCAGGCGGTGCGTGGCTATATGGACACGGAGTCCAAACGGTATATTGAGCAATTCATCCGAGACCTGAACGGCGGTGTGCGACCGGACAATGGCTCACGGTATGTGAACAAGGGGATCAGTCTGTTCAAGAAGGGTGCCGTGTTCGCGTCTGCTTCTGTGGCTATCCAGCAGCCGTCTGCGATCGCCAGAGCGATGGCGGTTATTCCGGCGAAGCATTTTGTGGCCACGACTGTTAGCAAGCGGGATTATGCACAGCTGAAAAAGTATGCCCCGGTGGCTATTGTCAAGGAGATGGGCTACTTTGACACCGGCATGGGCAAGACAGCCACGGACTGGATCAACGAAGACAAGCCGCGTGGATTTGGCCAAAAGCTGCGAGCGCTGGTCACGGATAGCGACTACCGGGACAGCGTGCTGTCTGCGCTGCCGGAAAAGGCGGACGAACTGACCTGGGCACATATCTGGAATGCCTGCGTACACGAGGCCAAAACAGATTTTCACCTGACCGGTGAGGCTGCATACCAGAAGGCCGGGGAACGGTTCTCTGAAGTAGTAGACCGCACCCAAGTGTATGACTCTGTATTTTCCCGATCGGGTATGATGCGTTCGTCTGATAACGCTATGAAGATGGCAACGGCCTTCATGGCTGAGCCTACCACTTCTCTGAACATGCTGGTGGACGCTGTGTACCAGGTGAAGAACGGAAATGCCCCCAAGTCCTATGGCGCAAGGGTTGTTGGATCGCTTGTGGCAGCTGCGGCGCTCAACGCTATTCTTCAGTCTATCGTTACCGCAGCACGAGACGATGATGACGACAAGACTTACCTGGAAGTGTACCTCGGTCAGCTGCTGCCGAATATGTGGAGCAACTTGAACCCGGCAGGACAACTTCCGATGCTGAAAGATGCAATCTCTATATTTATGGGCTACGATGTGAGCCGGGCAGATATGAACCTGCTCATAGATCTGCGTGATGCCGTTCAAGCTATGGACAGTGACACCATCAGCACTGGCCAGAAAATCAACCGCTTGGCCGGCGCCTTGTCCGCCTTTGTCGGTCTGCCGTACAAGAATGTGGCCCGGGATGTGCAATCTGTATTCAATGTGATCCACAAGGCCACCTTGGATATGCACACCGGCGCAACCGGCACCAAGGAAGTGTTTAATGACGAGATGAAGGGCCAGCTGCTCATTGATGATCTGCTGGAGAAGTTCGGCATTGAGATGTTCCCGGATACAGATAAGTCCGCAAAGCTCTATAAGGCTGTATCTACCGGCGATCAGGAGACCGTTGATCGTATGCAGCGAGAGGCCGGAGACGATGAGACCTTTAACCGTATGCTGGTGGCTGCGGTCAAGGCCAATGACCAGAATGCCGGCAAGGCTGCGCAGGCTCATTTGGAGGGTGACTATGACGGCTTTGATGCTCGGCTGCAAGATATTATCAAGCTGGGCTTTAGTGACGAGATCGCTGTTAAGGCAGTAGATGGTATTGAGTCCGCCGCCAAGGCATTGGTCACGGCCAAGGAGAATGACGACGGCACAGAAGAGTATAAGGCGGAGTACAAGGAAAAGTTCGACCAAGTGGTAGCCACCGGCTTTGATGCCAAGGCGCTGGAGAAGTATGTGAGCGATCATGTAGACACCAGCAATGAGCCTAAGGGCAATTTGAAGTCACGCTATGATTACAGCGATGTGGCGCTGGCAATCAGTAAGAATGACAACTCTGGCACCAAGCGTATGCGCCAAGACCTGATAGACACGGCTGTCAAGAACGGCTATACCAAGGACAAGGCTGAGGATATGGTGGACAAGGCCATACGCCGAGAGTTCGCCAAGTCGGATGAACGGCTGCTGCGTGCTGCGGAAGCCTATAAGGTTGGCGCGTTTGATACATACGAGGCGAATGTGCGGGCCATTGCTTCGGATGACTACTTCACGATGGATGAAGTGGCAACGATGGCTAAGGGCCATACCAACAAGACCGGCATACCGTACAGCAGCTCCGATGTGGTCAAGGCTATGGATACCAGTTCCGGCAAGGTGAAAAGCATTATCTCACAGCTTGAGAAAGCCGGAAAAGCGGGCAAAGACGGTGCTTATATCAAGAGCCGCATTACCGCTGCGTACAAGGATAAGTACATTAAGGGCGATGAAACTACCCGCCGAAATATTCGACAGAAGATGTACAACACCGGACTGTACACGGCAGACGAGATCTATAAGCGTACTAACGCCTGGCTGAAAAGCAAATAACCCGCAATCGGGGGGGGTGACGAAAGTCGCCCCCCTTTTGCTATACTCAATGAGAGGTGAGAACATGAACAAAGTACAGATGTATATATCTCTTGATGTGTGCAGACCCGGTTTGCAGGAAACGGTATATGTGACCGGCGGAGACCAGGCGTCAAGAGAGCTGTGCATTTCGCTGAATGTGGGCGGCGTTCCACTGGATATGCAATCCGGCGAGGTAACAGCTGCTTATTACTCGATGATCAATAACAGTCCAGTGTTAGGTGAGTGTCGGCTGGAAGGCGGGCGTATCATTCACGAGCTGACAGCTACGGAGTGTGCCAACACACATATTGCCAATATCCGTGTACAGGATGCAGATGGTGCGGTACTGCATTCTCCGCAGTTGCAAGTGGTGTCCAGCGCACCTATTTACAGTGATAGAGCCTTATCACAGAGTGATGAACTGTCCGCTCTGACCAAGGCCCTGGCAGATACAATGAAGAGCCAGATCGCAGGCATCACAGAGAGTGCGGCTAACGGTGTACACACCTATACGGTCACATTCGGTGATAACAGCACCAGGACTTTCACTGTGCAAGATGGAGCAGCCGGGCCGCAGGGCATTCCTGGTACGGACGGCAAAGACGGAGCGCCAGGCGCGGATGGTGCTCCCGGTAAAAATGGTACGGACGGTGGAACAGGGGCAGGTATTGGCGGAAGGAACCCTGGAACTGATGAATGACAATGGAGAACTGCAACTGGAGTATTCTGACGGCGAAGAGGATAACTTGGGTAATGTTAAGGGACCGCGTGGTGCAAAGGGCGTAAAGGGCGACACCGGTGCACAAGGACCTGCCGGTGCGGATGGCATTGGTATCACCGATGCACAAATCACAGAAGCCGGAGAGCTACAGATCACTTACACAGACGGTACCACTGTACTTCTGGGTGAGGTCGTAGGCCCCAAGGGCGATACAGGTGCCGCAGGCAAAGACGGCGTGAACGGTAGTGATGGTGCCAAAGGCGACAAGGGAGATAAGGGAGATCCCGGTGAACCCGGCGCATCTGGTGTTGAAACCTGGGAGACCGTGTTTGCCAAGACATTTGACGCCGATACAACGGACAAGCAAAACTGGATTTTGTCTAAGCCGTGCAGAAAAATTAAGTTGCGCATGGTTAGCGTTGGAACTACTACCAATAGTAGTGCCGGAGACCAAACTGTATATTTGAATTCGTACACATCTGAGACTTACATACCCAATGCGTTTCGTTTCGATGTTGCAAAAGATAAGGGAAGCTTCGTTGTTGCAGAGGTTGAATTGACTGCTGGCATGGTGCGTGTAATGCAAAACAAATCAGATAAGTCAAGTGGCTTCAACCCAGCTGATGTCATGGAAAAAGGCTGTATATGGCTTAGCAACAAGGTTAACTTCAACATATTCAAGGATGTGGAGGCTCACGGCGCGATTAAGTCGTTAGGTTTTCCAACCAATGGACGAACAATTGGTGCAGGCACGCAAGTTGAAATATTGGGGGTGGCAAAATGAATGTGGAGACAGAAAGCCGCATTGCGTTTTTGAAGTCCGAGCTGGCGGAGACGGATTACCTCTGTCTGAAGTACACGGACGGTGCGCTGTCCGAAGATGAATATGCGCCGATCTGCCGGCAGCGGGCTGCGTACCGGGCAGAGATCAACGCCCTGCAAGGAGGTGAGTCCGATGTATAGCGCATTCATCACGGCCGCCCTGACTGCTGCCGTGTCAACGGTTGTCGGCTCTGCTGTGTCCGCTGTAATTGCTTCATTGATTGCAAAGAAAAAGAGCAAGAAAGCAATGGACGAAGTCACCACAGCCCGGTACATAGCCATTGAAAACGGATTGCAGTCCATATTGCGTGCCGAGATCATACGGCAGCACGAAAAGCATACCGAGCGGCACTACTGCCCCCTCTATGCAAAAGAAGCTATGGTCAAGGTCTATGACGCCTACCATGCGCTGGGCGGAAATGGTATGATGACCAAATTTTATAATGAGATCATTGAGCTCCCGGAGGAGCCACAAAAGGAGGATTAACTATGAAAGTAACCGCAGGAACAATCGCAAGAACCGTCGTGTTGGCATTTTCTTTACTGAATGTATTGCTCAATGCCTTTGGCAAGAACCCGCTTCCGTTCAGCGATGACGAAGTCTACACCGCCGTGTCAACGGTGGTGGCCGTAGTAGCGTCCCTGGCCGCCTGGTGGAAGAACAACAGCTTTACAAAAGCTGCCTTGAAAGCAGATGAGACACTGGCGCTGGAACGGACAGAAACGGCAGAAAGCGAGGCTGTACACCATGAGTAAGCTGTATTACTGCCGGCAGACAACCGAAAAGTGTAAATCTATCCGTTATCCCAGCAAATTCCACCCCTATAAATACGGCACTTCCGGATGTATCTATACCAGCGGCTGCGGGGTATGCGCAAGCCTTATGGTGCTCCATAACTTCGGCTTTACCGGCTTGGATACGGTAGCCTGGACACAGAAGTGCCTACTGATGGGCGCACGGTCCGCAGATGGCACCGATATGGACACGGTGGCAGTGTACCTGGAGAAGCATTACTCCATCGTAAGCAAGCGGGCAAAGACCGTTGCTGACCTGAAGAACCACCTGAAAGCCGGTGGCAAAGCTATAGTGTGCGTCAGTGGTGGCGGCAAACAGCTGTTCTCCAACGGCGGCCACTATGTGTATGTGGGCGGACTGGACAAGAGCGGTAACCTGATCGTGCTGGATCCCTACTGGTACGACGGTAAGTTTACCTTGACGACCAACCGCCGGAAGTACACAAAGGTCAAGAATGGCCGGGAGGTGTATGTGCAGCCTGCGGCGCTTGCCTCTGATTTGAGCGGCATTTGGCTGTTCACCAACGCCAAAGGCGGCAAGACGGTGTATGCGGAAAGCGATGTCAACTACAAAAAGGCGGTGCCCAAAGCACCGACGGTTAAGCCGGGTACATACATCACCACCGCAGTGCGGGGAATTTACAAGGGCGCAGGTGCTGCTGCCGGACGCAAGAAGGTCAAGGATCTGACCACGGACGGCCGGCGACACGCTACAAGCAGCAAGTCGAAAGCAGACGCTATGCTGCGCTCCGGCACCACCATCACCGTGCTGGAGACCAAGCTGCTCAGCACCGGCAACCTGTGGGCGCGCTGCCCCTCCGGCTGGCTGTGTGTATGGGAAAAGGATATTGACCGTAAATTCATCAAGTAAAGCAAAAAGCCCACCGTTATCCGGTGGGCTTTTTGTGCTGTTCATGGATTAGTTATTGGCTTCCGGCAGATACTTGGCATCTTCCGGAAACAGTTGGTACACATCGACAATGGGCAATGTCAAGGGAGCGATCATTGCGCTGGACAAAGTATTAGAGATGGTCGCTCTCATGTACGGAAACAAGGTCTGCACACCCTGAAAGCGAAGAAAGCGCTCAATTTGTTCCTGATCGTCTGTATCCAAATGCTGTAAATCAAAAATGGCTGTCATAGTGACGGATAAATCTATCGGAAAAGGATGTTCTTCGGTGTTCTCAAAAGAGATGGTTAATTTTGTGAAATAGTTGCTGCTGTTTTCAATATGGCCTGTCTGTCTGTTGATATTTGGGCTAACATCAAAATTTCCATCCATGTCATGATTGATAATCTTTACTTCATTAGTGACGATTCTAAAATTTGCTAATTGGTTCATTGAATCTACCTTTCTGAAACTCAGCACGCTGATTGCCCGCTGAATGATACATTAAATGGCCCACTGAACAGTTTGTTTTTGGAAACGCGATATTGGCCGTCATTTTTTCGTGCGCTATAGTTAGTATGAAGTCGTAAGGAATTGTTGATAGATAGCGATAAATTGAGCGCTTTTGCAACAGTTATCAGCGTGTCCAATCTTGGCATTGCTTGCATTTTTTCCATTCGTGCAATTGCCGATTGCGTAAGACCGCATTTCGCTGCCAGCTCTTTTTGGGTTAGCCCGCCATCTACGCGAGCAACAACCAATTGGCGGATGACAGATGAGCAATCCTCCATAACTTCAAGTTCTCGTCTGGTCTCGGGGCTCTCGTCTTTTAGTTCTTCCCAAAATTCATCGAAAGTCTTTTCCTTCATGGTTCTTCCTCCTTATGTAGTCATTGTATTCGTTCTCGGCTCTTTTAATCTCTTGAGAGGGCGTTTTTTGCGTTTTCTTTTCGAAAGCATGGAGTAATACAAACGCTCCGTCATCATCGCAAAAGAAAAAGAAAATGCGGTTGTTGCCAGGTCGTAATTCGAAAATTTTTGGGTTAGATCCTTTAATTTGCTTTATAGAATTGCGAACGTAACGGCTCATTTCAAACCCGTAGGTCTCTAAATATTTTGCATAATGCAGAATTCTGTTGACTTCGCTTTTCTTATTTTCGGTACGCAAACGGTGTATGTGTTTTTCAATTGGGCAATTACCGCTTTTGGTGCGATAAAGAATTACCTCATACGCCAATATGATACCTCCAATCAGAAACATTATACAGAATTATAGCAAATATGCTATTGCAATAAGAAGAATAGCACGGAAAAGGTAAGTTGTCAAGAAAAAATAGACATTGTCTGAGGTATTGACTATCAACTGCATATTTAAATGAATGTCGTAGTGGATGTTATTAAGTTTACTTCTCTAATCCACTGTATTTGTCGATAAAATATTAGTGAAAGGTATTGACAATCATTGCCTCGTTGTAGTATAACGAAAAACAAAGGAGGAATGAAAAATGATTGTGGAAGATACCAAGGATTTGGTTGAAACTGCGGACTATGTGATCATCGAAGCTGTTTTAGTGGATGATGGACTGCGTTACAAACAACTTTCTGTTGGCGTTAAAGCCAAAAATGGTGACATTATCCGCATAATTCCAATATCGACAATGCTCATGTGAGAAAAGGCCGGGCAGTTCACAAGACTGTTCGGCCTTTTTCTATACCTAATTATATCTAAATGCAATAAAGAGGACTGTATTGCATTTAGATATAGAGTCAAAATACGGACAGTCAATGACGGTGTTAAGCCAAAAATCGCACTTATTTTTCAATTCGTGGCGGAAAATGCGGCTAAAAATCCATCAAATATAGTAGAATATCTCCAGTGTGTTGTCCGGTTTTTTGAATGTGATGTGGTCTACAATGGAGCGCAGGGCTTCGTTCTTGACGCTTTCCGCTGTATCCGGAGACTTTATCAAATCCAGCACAAAACTGGCTTGCTGGACGAACTGTGGCGGAATTTCGCCACTCTGTGACTTCTCGACCTTGGCCTGCTCGGCTTTGAGCGCTTCAATCTTGTTTTGAAATGCTCTTTTTTTGCGGCCGTATTC